TAACGTGGGCAACTTATGACCCAACTGCCACATGGGCAACTGCGGGCAATATCGGTTTGGGTGAAATTGATCGTCCAGGAGATTATGAGTTGGCGGCGCGGTCAAGTGAGCGCACCGACGTTTATTCATTGGTTTCAGCCTTAGCAACCTCAGGTCTTGGTTATATTTATGAAGACGCCCAGGGGCGCATTTCTTACGCTGACGCCACGCACCGCAGCCAATATTTATCAAATAACGGTTACGTTCAAATAACTGCCAACCAGGCGCGTGCAGCTGGCTTGCGTACCGAAACCCGCGCTGGCGACGTGCGAAACAATCTTACTATTAAATACGGGGCTACTAGCAGTTCAGAAGTCAGCGCCAGCGACGCGACTTCAATCCTTACTTACGGCACCCTTTCGCAAATTATCACGACGACATTGCACAATTCGACCGACGCGACTGACCAGGCTGATTTCTACCTGGCGCTTCGAAAAGACCCGCAACCGATTTTCAGCGAGATTACCTTTGACCTGACAAACCCAGAAGTAGACGACGCAGACCGTGACGCTTTAATTGAAGTTTTTATGGGAATGCCAGTTGCGATCAACGACCTACCTTCAAACATGGGTGGAATTTTTCAAGGCTTCGTCGAAGGCTGGACATTCCGTGCTGGTTACAACACACTTTCAATTTCACTCAATCTTTCGCCCGTTGCATATTCCTTGCAGGCGTTGCAATGGAACGAAATATCTAACACATTTACCTGGTCGGGCGTGTCGCCAACGCTAGACTGGGCGCGTGCCACAATTGTCACTTGATAAGGAGAAAACATGACTAACCCAACCAGCAATTTCGGGTGGCAAATGCCAACTTCGACTGATTTGGTCACAGACCTGCCAGCCGATTTTGAAGTATTTGGTCAAGCCGTTGACACATCACTTGCCGATCTTAAAGGCGGCACGACAGGCCAAATTTTGGCTAAAGCGTCAAATACCAACATGGACTTCACCTGGGTCACAAATGACGTTGGTGATATAACTGAAGTTACGGCTACATCACCGCTAACAGGTGGCGGCACCAGTGGCGCAATCACGGTTGGAATTCAGGACGCCACAACTTCGGTCAAGGGTGCAGTGCAATTGACGGATTCAACGTCAAGCACATCCACCACAACTGCGGCCACACCTAACAGTGTTAAATCTGCGTATGATCTTGCAAATGCTGCCGTCGCAAAATCAATCGTTGACGCTAAAGGCGATCTCATTGCTGCAACCGCAGCTGATACCGTTTCACGCCTGGCCGTTGGTGCAAATGGCACAGTGTTAACCGCTGATAGTGCTGAAGCCACTGGAATGAAATGGGCTGCTGCTGGTGGCGGTGCAACCAGTTATTCATTGATAAATACTGGCGGAACTTCATTGACTGGAACAACCGTTACGATTTCAGGCATAAGCGGCAAAAATTCTCTAATGATTATCGTCCAAAATGCTTCCAGCACAAATGCTTCAATTCAGCCAGTGATTCGATTTAATTCGGATTCAGGCAGCAATTATTCAAGTTACGGATTCCAGACTTATGGCCGCAGTACATATTCAAAAGATCAATGGGCTATGAATTCTGGCACTGGAACTTCCTTCGGTCTAGGCGTTTCAGGCAATAACGCAGCGGCGTTGGTTTCTGGTTACATGTTCGTAGACGGCGCAAATTCGACAGGGCCTAAGGTTCTGCAGTCTATTTCGTCAGGCGATCAAGGTGGCGGTTCTTCAGATAACTACGCAATTCTTGCTGGTGGTATCTATTCTGGAACTTCAACCATTTCTTCAGTATCACTCGTCTGCAACTCAGGAAACTGGGACGCGGGCACTATCTTCGTCTATGGAGCATAAAATGACACAATATGTAGAAAAAATTATTGACGTGACAACGGGCGAAGAAACTATTCGTCCTTACACTGCTGAAGAAATAGCAGAAGTTGAAAACGCAATAGCAGCCAATGAAGCAAAAATGGCAGAAATTGCAAATCAGGAAGCAGCCCGATTTGCCGTTTTGCAAAAATTAGGTTTGACCGAAGATGAATTGAAAATCTTATTCCCATGACTTATCCAACGGGAACCAACGCACGTCTAATCGAAGTTGCCGCAGCTGAAGTCGGGACAATCGAAGAAGGCGACAACCTGACCAAATATGGCAAATTTACAAAGGCCGACGGGTTGCCCTGGTGTGGCAGTTTCGTCAATTGGTGCGCCGATCAGGCTGGCGTCAAAATTCATTCAGTAGTCAGCACTGCAGTTGGTGCCCACAAATTTAAGGAAATCAACCGTTGGTCGAACATTCCGCAATTGGGTTATTTAGCGTTCATGGATTTTCCACATGACGGCGTTGATCGCATTTCACACATTGGAATTGTTGTTGGATTAATTGACAATAAAACATGTTTAACGATCGAAGGTAACACCAGTGGCACTGGCGATCAGCGCAATGGTGGAATGGTGATGATCAAAGTCCGGGGATTTGGTGAAGGCAAGGAAATTGTCGGTTTTGGTATTCCTAAATTCACACCTTACAAGGGAGAATTTCCTAGTGTTGAAATGCCAAAAACGGCAGATAAACCAAAAAAGGAGAAAACCAAATGGAACAAGCCAAAGCCCTAGCAGCCTCATGGGGTCGATCATTTTTAGCAGCTGCGCTTGCCTTATACATGGCAGGTGTGACAGACCCAAAAACCCTTGCAATGGCAGGGGTTGCAGCGGTAGCGCCAGTGATTTTGCGCTGGCTTAATCCAAACGACAAAGCCTTCGGTTCAACGGGGAAGTGAACCGCAGATTCGCGGCGGCAGGGTTGGTCTGGGCACTTGCACTAACCCTGACCGCTTGCGGGTATCAGGGGTGGACACGTTATGAATGCCAGGAATTCGAAAACTGGGAAAACCCAGAATGCCAGAAACCGCAGTGCGTCCCTACTGGAACTTGCACTGACGACATCATTGGAGAAGAATTTACAAAAACCGTACCGACGCCGCACCCCTGAGGACGTCCACGCGCAACTGATTTTGATTATTGGTTCAACCCTCGCATTGGTTTTTTTGGTCGTGACGGTTGGCATAACTTATGCCCTAATCTTCGTAACCCAGCCAATCGGCGCTCAGGCGCCCAACGACGCAGCATTTATTGATCTATTGAAAACCCTGGCCATTTTCTTGACTGGTTCATTGGGTGGCGTACTTGCGGGTAATGGGCTGAAATCTAAGCCTAAGCCAACGGACACGCCGACAAACACGCAAGGTTCTTGACCGCGCGCCAATCATGCGTCACCCTGATGTCAGGTGGTAGCAGTTATCACCTAGAATCGGGAGAATTCAAAATGACAATGGAACAAATCATTGGTTTTGTCATTATCGGACAATTAACCATCAGCACCATTATTTATTCAATGGGCTATCGTGACGGCAAATCAGTTGGCTACCATGCAGGTCGATCAACTGGCATGGCCATTGGAAGACAACAGGAGCGTCAACGCTAATGGGATTCCTAGACAACTATGAGGCAAGCCGCGAAAGATTAGAACGTTGGATTAAGACTTATCCAACAGGTCGCATTGAAACACGAATCGTCGAATTCAGTGCTGAGAAGGGTTATGTTCTGGTTGAAGCGAAAGCGTTTAGAAATCATGACGACGTTTTGGCAGCTGGTGTGGATTATGCCTACGGGTACCAGGCTGCCTATCAACCCAACATGCGTCGCTGGTTTGTAGAAGATTCGGTGACCTCAGCAATTATGCGGGTGCAACAACTGGTCATGGGTGGTGCAGAACGCACGACGAAAGAAGTCATGGAGCAGGTCGAACGGGCTGCGGCAGTCAAGCCACAACCTGAAGCCCAACCAGATTACTGGTCAACCAAATTCGAAGACGAAAAGCCCGTTGCAACACCCCTGGCCTCAAGTCTGGGTGAGATCGCAAAACAACTGGGCGGTGAATTAGTTGCTGAAGCGCCAATGTGCGTTCATGGTCACATGGTCTGGAAACAGTCACATGACGGGGCGCCTAAGAGTTGGGGCGGTTATTTCTGCACCCAGCGCAGCAAGGCAACACAGTGCCCGCCACGTTGGCATGTTCTAGCCAGCGATGGAAAATGGAAACCACAACTATGAGCGATTACATTGAATTGATTAATCCTAAGACCAGGATTTGCAAGGTCATTCAAGACGGCGAAATAGTCACAGAATACAAACTGGAGCAGTGCGACAAATGCTCACAACTTGCCAGGCTTGATGACTTCGGTTATCAGCGCGGGTATTCGGGCGAAGCCGTGTTGTGGTTTTGCGGTGCCTGCAGATGAGAATGCTACTGAGCAAAGAAGAACAATTTATTTGCCATGAAGCCGCAATCCATTTAGCGCGAGGGAATCCAAATTATTGGGAAACCCGTGACACCAACTATTCAAAAGACAAATCGTTTCACGAACTTATTGCACAGGACGCCGAAAGCATTGGGAGCGAATGGGTTGTGGCTAAATACCTTGATCTCCCATTCGACCCGTTTGAGCAAAAGGGTAAAGTGAAGGCCGACGTCGGACATAAATTCGAAGTCAGGTGGACAAAATACGACGGCGGGCAGCTGATAGTGCATGAGTACGATCGACCAAGCGACGTCGCAATTCTTGTGACTGGCAAATCACCGCGCTACGTCATTGCTGGCTGGATACCAATCGCAATGGCACAGAAAGACCGGTATCGGTCATCAACCCAGCCAAATTGGTGGGTAACACAGATAAACCTTCAGCCAATTGAAAACCTGAGGAAAACTACCTATGGACAAAACTGAGTTTGAATGCCGAAAATGCAAGAAGATCACCGTTCAACTAATTCACAAAGTGACGGACAACCTTCCACCTGGTGTCGAAGTGATTCAATGCACCAAGTGCGAAGTCATGGGGGTTGCACTGATAGGGGATTCCAATGCCGATCTATGAGTTTGAATGTTCAGTGTGCAAAATCCGTGTTGAGGTGGATAGATCATTCGACGAAGAACGCTCAGCCCAGTGTTGTGGCCAACCCATGACAAGGTTGTTCTCAACGCCTGGGGTGTCGTTTAAAGGTACTGGTTGGGGTCATCAATGAATGAACATTTTTATCGTTGTGCCATTTGTGGTATTACTAAAATCATTACCGTTGGAAAGTTTGCATTTTATGCAATACCACATTGCAAAAGGTGCGTAACGACCATGCATTTGGTGCCCGTCGACGCTATTCCATACGCAACAGATGAGCATGACTATGAATAATAGTTATCCACAGGCTAGACCCACAGTGTGCAAAACCAATTATAACGAAAAGTTATCAAATTGTTATAAAACCGTTATAAACGGGTTGGCATTTCCTGAGCGTGAAGGACTTGCGCTGGGGGTGTACGCTGGACGCATACAACCCACACAGGCAATACCTACCCTTGACAAGAATGAAGTTCTTTCATCATTCAAGGAAAAAGATAAAAAAATAAAAAAATGGCTGGTTTTGATCGTTTCAGCCTTAATCGCAGTGCAAGGGGCTGGGTCTGCCTCAGCTGCTAACTACTCAAAAGACCATTTGAAGTTATATGCACATTCCAGGATTCTTATTTATGATGAGTTTGTATGCTTCAATCGCATAATCACTAAGGAATCACAATGGTCATATACTGCCCGCAACGGGTCACATTGGGGATTGGGTCAGATGAGATCGAAGCATTATGGAACACTTGACCCATACAGACAGATTGACGCAACCATCAAATACATCAAGAAGCGCTATCAATCGCCATGTAAAGCCTGGGCATTTCATAAGGAAAGGAATTGGTTCTGATGAGTAGTGCATTGAAGAACAATGGTTCAACGACCAAATGGAAACAGATTGCCAAACGGATTCGTGAACGAGATGGCTACA